AGTATTGGAGATAGCTGCGAAAGGAAGAGATGAAATCAACACAAACAGTTTGCCAGGATTGTATTTTTCTGCAAAACCAGACGGGTGGTCTCCTGACGACCAAACTTTTGTTGTAAATCCAGGAACAAAATCGGCTGTTATGAAAAAGGTTTTTTGTGGGACAAACCCAAGAGATGACCAGCAGGTTGCATATCCTTTATTTTTTGGTTCTCCATCATCTAATGTTGTTATACAGCCTGGTTCTGTTATTCAAATAGATATGAGAATATCAAGGGGTCAATATGGAGGCTTATGGACAGGGGACCCTGATAATGTTAAGTCTGTAGACTGGAGATGGAAAGAAGAATATATTTCAAATGCTCTTTATTCAAATTTTAAAGATTGGTTTGATGGTCAAGGAATATTTAATTATGTTCAGGGAACAAGTGATACCGGGTCAAAATCTTTAACCGGTCACTATGTAAATACACTTGCTACTAATATAAACCAGTGTGACATACCAGGTACCGATGCCTGTTATAATTATGCGATTCAGTTTTTAGAAGCTACTTCAGGAGAATTACAACTGGTATTAAGCAGCGGTGTTCCAAGAGGAGGGCCTGCTTTTGATAAAAGACCCGCCAGAATGTCGGTTAAAATAGTTATTATAACAAATAATAATGTTGTTACTTTAGAGACCACTCCGCTACCAGCTGATCCAAATATATACTTTGAAGGTTCTCAAAACTTTAATATAGGCTTTGATAATGTATCAAATGAAAATATACATTTTGGTAATGTTCAAAACCAGAATTTAGCAACAGGATTGGCAGCAATAAGTGATTTATCTTTTGCTAATTGTTATTCATTTGGTAACGGGGTAGAGAGTTACAAAGTTTTTGACAATGCGGCAGAAAACGCTATGGCAATAGGTGAAAGAGCAAGTGGGGTTGCTGCTGAACCTTATCAAGAAAGCAACAGAAAAGCATCTGTTACATATAGTGGTATATATAATGGTGAGACTAACTTAAATAACAGTAATGAATTTAATTTAGGTTTAGCTAATTTTAAAGACTTAGAATTAATATTTGGTCCTATTATGAAGCTACATAGTAGAGAAACTGATTTATTAGTTTTACAAGAAGATAGAATATCATATATATTACAAGGAAAAAATTTATTATCTGATGCAGCAGGAGGGGGAGCAATCACCTCTATACCTGAAGTTTTAGGAAAACAAATAACAAGACTGGAAGAGTTTGGAATTAGTTTTAATCCTGAAAGTTTTGCTTCTTGGGGTAAAGACGTTTTCTTTACTGATACCAAAAGAAATGCAGTTATAAAATTAAGCGGTGGTACATACGAAGAACAGCTTACTGTAATTTCAAATAGTGGAATGAGGTCTTACTTTAGAGATGCTTTTACTACACAAATAGACACACAAAAATTAGGGGGCTATGACCCGTATATGGGTGAGTATGTTTTAAATAACAACGAAACATCAGTTAAAGATGCAGGTAAGCCTGTAGCCTGTGGAACTTTAATATCACAAACAAATGCTCCAGATGTATTTCAGTTTGACGTAAACGTAGGAGCGGTGTATGGAAACTTTATTTTAGACTATCTTTTAACTTCTGGTTCTATTAAAATTACTCTTACATGGCAAGGAAGTAATTTAATAAATGTAACGTCAGGCTCTGCAACATTATCAAGCGTAGGACAAATTACAGACAATACTAAAAACTTTATTACTCTTGGTGTTCAGCCAGGTGACCGAATTACTAACACAGGTTCATCCATATCCCCTCCTCCAAGAACTACGATTACTGGTCTTGGTACCTCTGATACATTGTTATTAGCAAACCCAGCTTTTGTTTTTACGTCAGGAGATACCTATGAGATTGAAAGGCTTGTAAATCCTGTTGTTGTTGAAAGAACGATAACCAGTGGCGCACCTTCTGGATTTATGTTATTAAACAAGTTAAGTTTATATCCTACCACGATAAACGTAAAAGTTGAAAGAGCGCCTCTTGCAACAGGAGTTCTTGCGTATGAAATTACGCCACAATGCGTTACTACTATTACTGGTTCTTTAACGCAAATAGTATTGACCTCACCTCAAATGTCAGGAAAACAACTACACTATGAATACCAATGGTTTGACCCTTTATTTAAAAGTCCTGTAGAGTCTAATCTTATGGTTGCTTTGGCTAACCCATTACAAGCGGTATCAGCCTTTAATCAGGTAGAAGGTCAACAATCTATTGGAATGATATCATATAATGGAGCCGATCATCTTATAAGGTCAGTCAAGAAAAACGGTGACGATATAGATTTTAATCCTATAGAAAACTTTTTATATATATTTAGTCAAGGTAATCCTATGTATGCTCCAGGTTCTACGGGTACAGCATTTGATTTTGACGTAACTAAATTAAATGGTAAATCTCCTTTAAATTCAGTTATGACTAACCCACAGCCGGGAGTTTTTCAGGCAAAAAGATTAAATGTTATACAAGGAGCATCACAGCCCAACATTATAGTGGTAACAGATTTAAGAGACCGTTCTTATGTAAAAATGGGTTATGATGCAAATAGTTCTACTGCTGCTTGTAATGTTAGTTTAAATTGTACTCAAGTAGTAACAGGACAAAGAAGAAGTTCTGCTTTTGCCGCTTGTAGCGACCCTAACTCTTCTTTAACTATACCAAGATATCACAATGGTATACAGGGTCAAAATTTAACAGTAGGAGATATAATGTATCAAAACACCCCATGTAGTCCAGGCCCATCTAATTGGACTCCAGCAGGTTTTTATAAAATAGATCAAGGAGGACCAAACAAAAGAGTGGCAGAGATAGGAGTAGATGGTTTAGTATTAAGTATAACAAATTGTTGATATGGCAGTAGCAATAAATAGATATTTTGATGGTAATACTTTTTGTCAAGCGACAGGAATATTTACTGATAATAGGTTGACTAATTTAGCTCCAACCGGTTACTATGCTTTTGATGGCTATGTAAGGTATTGGGATGAAACAACTCAAGTGCTTGGTCCTTGTTCTTAAAATAATAATATGGCAAACGAAACATTAACATATAGCGAGTCAGCCAAAGGATGGCCTTCATTTTATTCATACTTACCTGATTTTATGATGGGTATGAACACTTATTTTTATACATTTAAAAATGGTAATTTATTTAGGCATAACACTAACCCTTTAAGAAATAATTATTACGGTCAGCAATTTAATTCTTCAATTACAGGTGTGTTTAACAAACAACCATTAGAAATAAAATTATTTAAAACTATATCATTTGAAAGCGATAAGGCGTGGGCAGTTACAGAGCTTGAAACTGATTTGAGTACAGGTAGTATGTTAAGCACCTTCTTTGAGCAAAAGGAGGGAGAATGGTTTTCTTTTATTAGAGAAAACGCTTCAACAATAAATTTTAAATTAAGATCAACTCATGGTCTTGGAATATTACCCTCTATACCAACTTTGATATCGGCAAACTTATATAAATTTCAGTTTAGCAATCCTCCAGGAACAATAGTTTCTGAAGGAGACGCTGTATTTAAAACTGTTAACCCATCTACATTTTCTCCATCACAATGCGGTGTAGTTAAAAGTGTTGACAATACTTTAAACACAATAGATGTAGATATTACTGGCTTCACACCTTTGTCGGTTACAAGTGGGGATTTTATTTTAATATATAAAAATGTGGTTGCAAACTCAACAGGAGCAAGAGGATATTTTATGCAGTTTAAGTTAGAAAACTCAGACACAACTCCGGTTGAGCTATTCTCTGTAGGAAGTAGCGTGATGAAAAGTTTTCCATAGATTTTATTATCTTTGCATAGATGAGGTATAACATACAGCCGCTAAAAGATAATGATTATGAAGATGTGTTAGTGGGTTGGTGGAAAGATTGGAGGTGGACGCCTCCAGCAAAAGACTTTTTATCTGACAAAGGCTACATGGTTTATTGTGATGATGAGCCAGTCTGCGCAGGATTTATGTATGTAACCAACTCTAACGTGGTATTGTTAGAGTGGATTGTATCTAACTTTGATGTTAAAAATAAAAAGGTTAGAAAGGAAGCGTTGCTGACATTGATAGAGTTTGTAACGTCTGTAGCCAGAGGTATTGAAAAAAAATATGTATATTCATTGCTTAAAAACCCTTCATTAATTAGTCTTTATGAAGAGTTGGGGTATGTTAAGGGAGAGGGTAATGGGCAAGAAATGATTAAAAAATTATAATATGAGTTTAGCAACAGCAGCAACAATAGCGGCAATTACTACAAAGGTAGCATCAGCTGTAGGGTCTTTTCAAAACGCAAAACAAGCGACAAGATTAAGAGAGCAAGCAGACAAAGCAGCCGCTGATTTTTTAGAGAAAGCGTCAAGCAGAATTGAAAAAGATTTTTACGCAGGATTAAATATTCCTGTAGAAGCATTTGAGAATGAATTGTTAAACAATTTACAAACTACTACTACAGCAGTTGAAGCATTACAAGAAGCGGGATCAAGAGAATTATTAGGTGGTGTAGGCAAGGTATCAGCAGTTCAAGCAGCTGTAGCTGAGCAAGCAAGAGTAGCACAGGGAGAAAAGCTCTTTGAATTAGAAAAAATAAAGGCAAAGAATAAAGACGCAATCAACCAGCAAATGCTACAGTTAGAAGTTCAGTCTGAAAAAGATAGAGCAAGAAGACTTGCAGACTCACAAGAGGCAAGGGCTACTTTTAATCAACAAGGTTTTCAGGCTTTAGGAGAGGCTGCAATGTTAGGGTTAGAACAAACAAACTTATATCAAACAGGAGCAGATGATAGAAAATTAAAAAAATTTTTAAAAGAAAATAATATAACTCCACAGGAATATGGGGCAAATCCACA